TCGTTAATTATTAAGTCATCTTTGAACTGAATATCTATGTCTTGCTCACAAACATGACATTTATTTCCTAGTCCACCTAATTTTTGTAACGCTTTTTCTGCATTTACTTTTACTACTTTCCAATTAGAAAGTTCATCTCTTTGTTTTTCTAACGACTTACTTTCCCCTGGATTATCTAATTCTGCTTTCTGTAAATCAAGCTGTTTGAGTATGTCAATTAATCCATTGTTTTTTGCAATTTTTTTATTTTTTTCCGAAATATTTTCAAATTCTATTTGTAAAGAACGCAAAGTCTTCTCTTCATTTTCCGTATTTATTTCTAAATTTTTTGTCGGAAGTATAGTTGTATCACTTAATTTATTATCATTTAACCACTTTTCTATTGTTGCAATTTTTGATTTGCTACTAGTAATTAGCGTATTTGTTTCTTTTGATGCTTCTTTAAATATTTCAAATAATTCAACATAATCTTCAAGGTGAAGTAAGTCTATAAGAAACTTTTTCCTATTTGAGTCTGTAGCTGTAAGAAATTGTAAACTTGCATTTGTATTTTGATATACTAATTGTGAGAAAGTTTTAAAATCTACTCCAATAATTTGTTGCAAAGTTTTATAAGTATTTGTAGCTGTATGACTAGAAATATCTTCACCATTTTCTTCTAGTTTTACTTTTATACTACTTTTTCTATCTACAGAAATACAGTACTCATCAGAGCCTTTTGAGAACTCTAATTTAATACTGTAACCATCATTTATATATCTGTTTGGTATATCTGCTTTTTTGATACCTTTAGAGTTTTTATTATATAATGCTTCCTCTATAATTAACGGAATGGACGACTTGCCCATTCCGTTAGTACCAATTATTTGTGTTACTGTGTTATCGTTAAGAATTAATTCATTTCCTACACCATAACTAAAGCAGTTATCCCAGCTGAGCTTTTTTAGCGTAATCATTATAAGTTCCTAAAATATTTGGTATTTTTTCTTCTGGTATTTCTAATATATAGGTTAGATACTCTACTAATTCTTGTTCTTTTGTCATATCTTTATCTATAACTAAAGAGGCTTCTGTGCTTCGTTTTATTACTTTTTTATCTAACAAATCTGAATCTTCAACATTTGCTAAATCTTGCATATCACCCTCTAGTTCATAGATAGTGTGATCAAATGTAGTAGGTATCATTTCTTCTGGGCTAGATACAGTTTTTCTAATTAATTGTGGTAATTCAAACTTTTTCCACTCCCACTTATAGTCATCATTTTCATCAATAAGTAAATATCCTGTTTCTACCTTATTTCTATGAAAAGAGGTTGTCATTGGACTTCCTGGATAGACTATATTTCTTTGTGTATTTGAGTGACTATGTAAATCCCCTGCAAAAACTACAGGGAACGGGTCAAATCTAGAGAGCTCCACCTCTGGTGTCACATGAGGGGGTATTTCACCCCTCACATGAGTATAGAGAGGCAATTCTGGATTACATTTTTCTATTGAGCCTTTCTTATGAAGGTCTGCATATGGAAGAATGGTTCCAAACTCAAATTCTGTAGTCTCGTCTACTATTGTAACGAGGTCATTCACATCTGTAGTTGCTCTCTTTAGATTTGAAAAGAATGTCTTATTTTTCTTTGTTGCTTCATGGTTGCCATCAAATATTATGGTAGGCACACTTACTCCTTTGATAAAATCAAAGTATAGAGTAAGTTCGTCCATGGAAGGGACTCTATCAAATAAGTCTCCACCTATGATGTGCATAGATACATTTTTCTCTAAATCATATATTTCATCAAAGAAAAGTTTATATCTACTACACGCCCAAGGGAGCGGCACATTCTTTTGTCCTAGCTTAATATGCCAGTCTGCCGTAAATAGAATCATGCTACAAAGTCCTCGCCTGGTTGCCAATTACAACCTGTTAGTCCTCCAGCTTTTATGGCTCGAAGAGTTCTCATGACTTCGTCAGCGTTTCTGCCTGTATTTAGTCCATTGACTGATACATGCTGAATTACATTATCAGGGTCAACAATAAATGTTGCTCTATAAGGTACTCCGTTCTCATTATCAACTATACCTAGCTCATTTGCAAGATACAGTCCGCAGTCAGCAGCAAGAATATGTTTTATATTTCTAATCTCACCACTTACTGTTTTCCATGCAAGTTTACAATGCTCATTGTCTCCACTAATGCCAATAACATCAGCTTCTTCTAGCAATCTGTCCATAGCAGATATTTCTGTTGGGCAGATAAATGTAAAGTCTTTTGGGTAGAAATAAACAACTGTCCAATCGTTCGTAAGAACATCTATTTGGATAATTTCATTATTTTCATTTACTCCTTGCATGGAGAAATCTGGGAATAAATCACCTACTGTTTTCATAACGACCCCCTAGGAAATGCTAAATTCGTCAGCAACTTCGTCAGGTGTGTCTTCAGAAGGTGTAGTTACTCTTTGTAGAAGCTCTAATTGAGCATCTGCTGTTGGTCTAGGAAGAACATCGTCCATTGACTTGAGTTCTGCAATAGCAGCTTGCTCTTCGTCTGTCAATGCTCTTGGTTTGCATTTAAGAGCTTGTAATCTGTACTCGACATTAAATGCCATAGGCCCAGTCTTAACTCTTTGAAAGCAAACGTCCCAACCAGTTTCAGGGTCAGTAGGATCGCCTAAATCTTCTGCGGCTACCATTATTTGTTCCCACAGTTTTTTCTTTAAGTTTACTACTTTGACTTGTCCATCAGCTGGGTCGATAGCTTGTAGAGCATATGCCCAACCACATTTTAAGTCTGGGAAAAAGTCACGAACGTGGTCTTTTTCTTTGTTGTTGAAAGTTTCTGTATTTCTGTCGAAAGACAAACATTCCATAGGAATATTTTTGTTGTTTTCGCCTTTAATCCAGTAAACATATCTTGGTAGAATATCACCTACTAAACGGAATCTATTGTCTCCTTCTTTGTAAGTGTATTGATTAATTTTACTTTTTTGGGCTTCGCCCTTAACTTGATTGAATTTAATTGCCATTTTTTCTTTTACTCCATTGTTTAGCGTTATCTTCAAATTTGAAATGAATTACTCCATCTTTCATTTGAAGCAATCTGTTTTCTTCAATTATTTCCTCGAGCATAGGTAAATGTATTAACTCTAATGTAGTATTACCATTTTTCTGATACTCGTGGTAGTTGCGATATGAAGCAACACAAACATAGTTTGCGCACTCCAAGTTACTATAGTTTTTTCTTTCTGCCAATAACTGTTTAGGATTAGCAAGAAAGCTATTACCCAAGTAACTCTTACCATAATATTTATATATAGGGTCTTTGTTACTAGAGGGTATTCTGTTATATGTTAAAATATGTATAATAGTGAGGATAGAGGTGGGGTCACCATCACTTGCTCTCATTATTTTTTCCATATCATATTTTATCATAATGTTATATTATAACAAAATTTGACGACTTTGTCAAGTAATATTTTTCGGAGGTTACTACAGGGTAGATATCTCATATCCCTGTTTAATATAGTAGCCAAGTCGAGCATTAGCTTGACGACTCGCAGTTTTACCCACAAGATTAATATCAACTACTGTAGGTTGTTTTTTATCTTCATAGCGTCTAATTATTCTTCCAATCAGCTGAGTAAGTAGAGGCTCGTTATTTACGGGTGTGCCAAGAATTAAGCAGCTAAGAATATCTAAAGAAATGCCTTCTGAGAAAATACTTTGAGTCCCATACAGTATGTTTTTGTCTTCAAATATCTGATTAATTATATCGGGTCTTTGGTCGTGTGGTATGTCTCCTGTCACACAAACTGCATTATCCCCTGTCATTTTCGTACACATTTTTAAAAAGTCTACTCTATCACTAACCACTAATACTTTATGACCGCGCGCAGCATATGCACTTGCAGTCATGGCTATAGAATTTTGATACTCTGGGTTGTATGCCAACTCATTTATTCTATTGGCCCAAGGGATAGAGTTTCCGTCCATGAAGCGTATTGGAAGTTTTAGGACATCAATTTTTGGGGTCATAAAATTTTCCTTTGGTGGTTTCAAAACATTATCTCCAAAGTAATCTCTAAACACTACATGTTTGCCATCTTTTCTTTGCAAAGTACCTGTAAGGCCTATCTTATATCTAGCACAAGATTTATCTATAATCCTAGTAAAAGTTGGACTACTAACATGATGCATTTCATCTAAAATTACTGTGCCAAATTCTT